CTATTAATGATCTCTTGCAGATCATAGTCTTGCCTCTGTGCTGTCGGCTTAAAGGAAGCCGAGTACTGCGGGATAGTTCCTCCGACTCCAGCCATAGCCGCCATACCATCGCCAACTTTATTAGCGTATGAAGATTGAAACCTTGGGTAACGCAAGTTACCACTAACAGGACCAGTCAACAACACACCATCGTGATCAAAAGTTCCTGTTGTGTTCCCAAGTGCAGTCGATATTACATTCTTGCTTTGGTGCAAGTTAATGATATATGAATACTCCAAGACAGCTTCTTCATAAGCAGCATATACATTTGACGGAGTAAGTTCAATATCGACAACATCACCACCAAGCTTCTTATAAACATAAGCAACTTGGTCTGATGCACCACTTAAGAAGTTTGCGGAACCAGTGTATATGCCAAACGGACACGCAGCACTAACGGCGTCTGTTGATCCAGTAGACGTTAATACAATTGCGCTCTGAGTTGATTTTGGACTTAAATTCGTTGGCACTCACCGGTTCTCCTATGTTACTTGCTGCGTCTTGATGATTTCTTAGCTTTAGCAGGCTTCATCTTCTTCTCGACAACTTCAGCTTCTGGCTCGGGGGCTTCTTCGACGACTTCTTCTACAGCAACTGGCTCTGGAGCCTTTTCAACAGCAGCGGGAGCCGGTGCTTCAGCGACTGCGGCGGGTGCTGCGTTTCTTCTTTGCAATAAGATGCGTTTCCATTTCTTACCCATAATAAGTTCTCCTATATAATAAAGGCATTAATAAGTAGTTTGCCGTACAACAAAAGTGAGAGGATGTCTCAAAAAATAAAAAAGCCCCCTTGCCGAAACAAGGGAGCTTCTTATATGAGTTTAGTCGCTATTAAGCGCCGCTCTCTCCAAGGAGTCCGCGGACGATAACAAGACCGTACATGTCAGGACGCACCATCTTCTTAGCGTAGCGAGTCATGACGCCCTTACGGGGTACGAAGTCTTCAGGTCCGAAGATCGTAGGAGTGGTTTGCAGTGGGACGTATGGAGCGTACACGTAACCGCTTTCAAGGAAAGAAGTTCCGCGACGACCAACGAGAATCACGTTACGCAAGAAGTAAGGATCGACGTAAACATCGAACTTCTTGGTGAGCGCACCAACCTTCTGAGCGCCGATAGAACCACGCTCGTCGTCAGCAGTGACGGAAGCACGGAAGCCAGCGGTGAACTCAAGGACGTTGGCAACTTCAGGTCCGCAGACGATGAAGTTAGCACCACCACGAAGAGTCTTGCGGTGAATTTGTGCAGAAACATCGTTGATGGTCTCAACGAGAGTCTCGTACCACTCGCTAACGGTACCGGTGAAGTCCGGAGCCTTAGCGGATGCACCAACCTCGGCACCTGTGTCGCGGTTAACGAACAAGCCCGGTGAGCGTGACCAGTAGAAAGTACCAGCAGTTGCACCCTTAACGAGGTCTTCAAGGATCTCACGGTCGATCTCAAGAGCAATTTGCTCAGAAAGGATCGAAGTAAGCTCGACCTCTGCATCAAGGTTGTGGTAGGCGTTAAGGTCTTGACCTAACTCCGGAGTCCACTTAGCCTTGAGCTTCTTGGTGACTGCGGTAACAGCAACGCTGTCCACCTTGATGTCGATCTCAGGGATCTTCTCGTTGTTCTCAAGTCCCCAAGGATCATCACCCTTAAGTGAGCCAAGAGCACCACCAGCAACGAAGTCATCCTTGATAGGAGCATCGAAGTGAGTGATAGCGTTGAGCTTACCAGCAAGTGCAGTAATGTGTGCAGCAGTAGCACTACCAGTTGTCGAGACGAGGGTGACAAGAAGCTTATCAGCGTCAAGATCATCTTCGCGAGTAAGACGACGAGTTTGGATAGTGCTGGCACCGAGAGAGCCTGTGATTGTCACAGCAACCAAGTCCTCAAGGTTAGCGCCGCCAGATTCGAGGTCCGCACGGTCGATTGTTGCAACTGCGAAAGCAGAACCAGAAACCAAGTCAGCGTCGAAACGAAGAAGGCGGGCAACGTTGTAACCAGCAGTACCAGCGAAACCATCAGTAACGGTGGTGAAGTCTGCAACACCACCGTCAGCAACTGTACCAGAAGCAACGAGAGTGGTAGCAGCGGCGATGGCACCGGTTGGGGATGCATAGCCGTTGTTGAGAGCGTAAGGACCGGCCTCAGCATTGGCTGCTGTCAGGATGACACCACCAGTGATCTGAGACGCGATACGACCGCCACCATACAGGGACTCTTCCGAAGAGCCGTAACCTAAACGGGGAAGACCAGCACCGTCCGTGGACGTTGTGAAGTCAAGGAAGAAAATGAGACCCGAGGGGAGACTCATAGGTTGAACACTGACGAGATCGTTTGCGATCAAGCCAGCAAAAACACGGCGCACAATGGGGAATGCGACGGCTGCAAAGCCCTCGATATCGCCACCGGCCATGGTTGAACTCTCACGAAGTAGTTCTTTAGCTTGGTTTTCAAGCAAGCGAGCCATGGAGTTACGATTCGCATCGGAATCGAGACCCTCAAGAAGACCGGTCTTCTCCCACTTTGAAAGAAGAGCAGAGCCTTCGGCACGCATATCACGGTTGACTACACCTTCAGTCAACCTTTCGATAATACTAGACATTTAATCACCTCCTTTTTTTTATAAATTATGATTTTATTCCAGCTAATCGACGCATTCTATCTGAGAATGCATCTTGTGGTTGTGCTGCCTCTTTACGAGTAGCACGAATAACAGAAGCTTTATGACCGATCGCCTCGCTAAGTGATTGTGGGCTGTGCTTAGGCTTAGCCTCCACTGCGCTTTGAAGCGTTTCAAAGATAGTCTTTGCTTCTGCTACAGAACCGGCGCTAGAAATAGCATCGACAATTTTATCTTTTTGTCGCTCATTTAAGGAGGTATTTCTCAATACTCGGTTCGTATAAAGTAAGCGAGCGTTAGAGAGGTTAACCTCATAAAGGTTCTCCTTGATCTCTTCAACAACTTGCTTATATTTATCCAACTGCGCTTTCAATGAATTGTTCTCATCTTCAAGTTCAGTTAATGATTCGTTTAAATCTTCTTCGGAGTCGTCGTCTTCTTCTGCAACATCATCAGATGCCTCAGCAGCTAACTCCATTTCTTGTTCGTCTTTTAATTGTGACGTAGGACGACCTGCCCAACCGGAAAGGTCAAAGCCCATATCAGCGGTGAGCTTTTCCATAATAGCATCAACGAGAGCATCGGCATCAACTTCTTCTTCCAAGTCGTCCATTTGCTCATCGTCCGCTTCTGCTTTTGCGGCGTCGTCTTCAACATCCACGTCCATTTCTTCTTTCATTTCTTTGGCGTCTTTGGCTGCCTTCTTCATGGGCTCTTCCTTGTCGCCATCTTTGTCTAAGTCGAGATAGTCTGGCTTAGCGCCTTCCTCGTTAAGGTCGATCTCAACTTCCTCATCCTCTTCAAGAGTCTTGGCTAATTGCTCAATTGACTCTTGGAGGGCGCCGAGGTCGATGTTAAGTTCAACTTCTTCACCAGAGTTAGGCAAGTCGGAGAGGTTGTCGCCTTCGTTCTGTGAGAAGTCGTCGGTTGCAGCGAGAGGAACTTCGTCTTCGGTTACTTCGGTGTCTGCTGGTGCTGCTTCTTCTTCGCCCAAACCTAAGTCGGGAGTTTCGAGACCAGCGGCGTCTAGACCGGCAGCAAGATCTTCTTCTTGCTCTAAAAGTGCTTCGAGGGTCTTTTTGACCTCATCGGAATACTTTTCGATAATTGTGCTTTCAGCATTTTTAAGTGCGCTTTCGCGAAGTGCCTTAGCATCGACAATAGCCTCACCAAGTAAACTAGACATGAATTCTCTCCTTATTTCGACAATAATTCAAAATAAATAGTATTCACGCTCACAAAAGTCCATTTTTTGCTACCGTTTTACGCTGCGCTAAAATCAACCAATGTTATAGTTTTGGTAACACCGCCGGCAGTTATCTTCATCATAATGTCGCCGTCATCGCCAGAACCGACACCATTCGACATCCATAACACTGAATTTCCTTCTGCTGGGTCCGCAGGATCTGAAGATTTTTCAGTTAGTGTTAGTCCGCCATTAATGTGAAGTTCGGTTTCAGGAGCATCCGTACCAATACCAACTCTATCATTAGAACCACTAACATATAACATATGTGTGTTGTTATCGCTCTCGACACGGAAGTCCATTAAAGAATCGGAACCTTCATTGATAACAAC